CAAATTATAAATAAGAAAGGAGACAGGAATCTCGATGGAATGATCAAAAGAGGAATAATCGTAGAATTAACTCCGTCTCATAATATGGTTAAGCTGCATACTGAATGGTGCTGTCACACAAAGGACAAACTCTTGAAGCATATTCCTAAAGTCCAAATGGAAAAGTTAAAGAAAAAGGAGCTTCTAAAACACTTAGCTCACATGTTTAAATGCTATGAATATAATTTCATTAATGTTGATTACAAACCACCAGAAGAAGGAATAAGAGCATATCAGCAAATAAAAGAAAGGATACAGAAGGATCTTGTTAAGCTCCATGACGCTAATATCTCTTGGATTTATGATATCATTCAGATAGTCCTAGAGAGTGTTTCTTGTGATCATCAAGTAGATTCAGATGGAGCAGGAAAGACTTATGATGATGTTTCTTATAGTCTGGATGATGAAGAGGACGTTCTCAAAAAATGTGTCGAAGCAATTCCAGAAGTGGAACTGAAGCTAGAAATTACGAAGGAGTGCATAGAGGAGAAGGCAGGAATATTGTATGAGAAAGCAATCTTTACACCAGAGCGAGGAGGAAAGTCAACTTTAATTTCAATGGCGTGGGCTATAGACTTCATCCGCTCCTTCATCAAGGAGCTAGAGCAGAAGATAAAATAGAAGGAAAGACGCATGAAGCTAATAGAAAAAATCAATCAAAATAGAAGAGATTTCACTGGAAGATATCAGTGTGAAGGATGCGGAGAAATAGAAGTGCATCCTGCTTGTTATGATGATAGGAATTTTCATGACAACGTAGCTCCTAGTTGGAAATGTAAAAAGTGTGGAAAAAGCACGCTTGATATCAAAGGAAAATCAGAGTTTGTTTCTACAAAATATAGTGATCTTAAAATTGTTTAAAAGGAGGAATCCAAATGAGTCTTTATAATATTTTACATGGAATGAATTATTTAACACCTGTCTTACTTGCAATTTTAGATATTGATCAGAAAGGAAGCAGATGGAATAGTGGAAGATTCAGAGACATTTATTTGAATGAGGATGGAACAAAAATCATTCTCTTCACACGCAATGGAGGAGGAAATAGAGAGAGCTATTTTCCTGATGATATTGTAGAACATCCTAATTATCTCACAGATTATGATGATGATTTCGATTCTACTTATGCTTATATAGAATTCAGCGTTCCTAAAGGATTTAAACGTCTGATAAAAAAACTATCAACAGGAGAAAAACCAAAAAGTCTCAAGCAGAAAACAGATGAATATCTTGAGAAATTATCGAAAGGAGAGATCGAGATTCCTGAACAAATCATGCAAGTCTTTGAAGAAATAATCAAAAAAAGCAAGGAGAAATAAATGTCTCTAACTAAATCAAAAGGAAACATGTATCCATTCGTCTCGCACACGTGGAATCCGATTAGAGGACGTTGTCCTCATCAGTGCTCCTACTGCTATATGAAGAGATATAAAGTAGGAGATCTGAGACTTGAATTCAAGGAGCTGCGAACTAATTTAGGATCTAAGAATTTTATTTTCGTAGGAAGCTCAACTGATATGTTCTCGGAAAGCGTTTATCCTAGTTGGATAAGAGATGTTCTTAAGCATTGCAATAAATTTCCAAATAATTTGTATCTTTTTCAAAGCAAAAATCCAGGGAGATTCAAACAATTTATCGATTACTTTCCTCCTAATCGAGCTACTGTATTAGGAACTACAATCGAGACTAATAGAGCGGATATCACTACTAAATACTCCGCTACTCCTCTTCCTCAAGAGAGAGTGAATCACATGATGGATCTCGCTTTTCCTACAATGATCAGCATCGAGCCGATTCTTGACTTCGATTTGAAGACGATGAAAGACTGGATCAGGATGATAGCTCCTGAATTTGTAGTAATAGGAGCAGATTCTAAAGGATGGAATCTGGAAGAACCATCTGCTGATAAAGTCCTAGCATTGATCTCTCAATTGAAGGAGATCATTGAAGTTAAGATCAAAAAGAATCTTTCTAGGATCACAGATCCTAAATAAATTTAAGGAGGATTTTATGCAAAATTCTAAAGCGATTGTAATTTCAAACGCACTCTATTTTATCCAGAAAGCTAGAGTAGCAGCACAAGTAAGAAGGACTCATCTTTCTAAGAAGAAAAAGAAATGCAAGATTACGGATGAGATCCTGGAGCGGACTGCTCTTTTTGAGTCCTGGTTGGATACGGAATTAAAAGATTTTGTGAAAGCTCATCCTGCGTATGAATGGTTTTCAAAAGTCAAAGGAGTAGGAGATCTGAACATCGGAAAAGTCATATCGCTGATCGACATTAAAGAAGCATCGATGATCTCTAAACTGTGGCGCTACGCTGGATATGCTCCTGCAAATGGAAAAACTGAAAGACGGACTACTGGAAAGAAGCTGCACTACAATCAAATGCTGAAATCAATGTGCTGGAGATTAGCTAAAAGCTTGATCAGAGCAAAAGCTGAATACTATGATTATTATCGAGAACAGAAAAAGAGACTCACAAAAAGATTAGAAGGAGATGGATATACTATAATTCCATCTGCGCAGCTTCCTAAAGAAAAAGATTCTAGAACAGGAAAGATGAAGAGAGTAGAGAAGGATGGATATTTTGCTTTAGGACACGTTGACACAATGGCAATGAGGAAGATGATCAAGCTCTTCCTTTCTCATTTGTGGTTGAAGTGGAGAGAAGCTGAAGGACTGGAAGTGACTAAACCATACGTACATGCTATAAAAGGACACACTGATTATAGAGCTCCTGAAGAGTTCATGAGCTGCGAGACTCAAGAAACTCACGCCGCGAGTGCGAGCTAGATAGGAAAAGAAATCCAGAATAAATAAGCGAGCTATGACTCTGAAGAAATCCACGTCACTAGAGCGAGCTATCATCTGGAAGAAATCCATGAAAACTAAGCGAGCTAGAATGAGTAAGAAATCCAAGACGTGAGAGCGAGCTAAGATGCTTGAGAAAACCATTAGATCTGAGCGAGCTAAAATAAAGGAGTAATCCTACAACATGGAGCGAGCTAAACACTATGAGGATTCCACTAAATAAGAGCGAGCTACTAACATAAAGAAATCCAGTATAATAGAGCGAGCTAGACTATGAGAGGAATCCACGTGCAATGAGCGAGCTATAGAGAGGAAGAAATCCAAAAATTCTAAGCGAGCTATTAGATGAGAGTAATCCATTATTGAAAAGCGTTTATTGACTCAATGAAATTAATTATGCAATACTTTTCGGGTGAAGAAATTGACTGAGAGAGGAACTAAAGACGTGCAGCTCTCTTCTCCTGGAAGCAAGGATAGAATCAAAGACTTCAGCGACTACTTTTATAATCCTCCAGTTCATATCGGATATGTTAGCGACATAGATTTTATCTTCTATGAATACAGAAATCGAATACTCATAGACTATGCTTTAGTCGAAGTCACTAAGACTGATTCCGTAGTCAATGAGAATATCTTGAACGCTATCCAGAAGAATTTTTATACTGAAGGAGGACAAGCGAATTTCGTCAAGCATAAAGCTCAAGCTCTGAATATTCCAGCGTATTTAGTCGTGTATAATGTGCTGGAAGATCTTTATGTCTGGAGCTTCCAGGAAGAGAAAGAATGGAAGCGGATGACACTCATGGAATTCACTTATTATCTAGCAGGACTCAGAAATAAAAGAATGATAAGGAGTTATAATAAAGAAATAAATCAAAAAGCTTTGAGGAAAAAGGAGGAAAGAACGGATGGAGCGATCAGCGAATAAAATAAACAGATCCCCACAAAGACATTTCATCAATAACCCCCTAATTGCGTCCGTCCGTATCCTGTTTTTATGGTCGAGTTTGACAGGATGCTGATCGCTCCTTCACATAAAAAAGGAGGTTTTTATGGCAAAAATGAAATACATTTTAATGCAGCATTTTAATTCCACTCGCTTTGTGATCGTCTTTATTGCGATCATGATCTCATTTCTTTCTGCTATTATCAAAACTATTTTCACAGGATTTCCTTTTACAGTCCTAATTGGATTCCTGAATGGAGCTGCAGTTGTCACTTACATCACTAAGACGCTAGAACCTGGAGCGAAGGACAGGAGGAATAGGAACGCACCATGAAGATGACATACAGAATAGAAATCGGAATCATGAAAGGGAAAGCACGCATGACTCTGAGAGAAAAAGTTGAAATGGATGAATGTATAATGAAAGAGCTACTGGACGTTCTTCTCCTTTGCAAACCGCTATCGCTAACAAACATAATTATAGAGCAGGATCTTAATAAAGAAGCTTCAATCGAGTCCATAGAGATAAGAGAGGATTAAATGAAGATAGATCTATCAAAGATAATAATCGTGATCCTCATCTTAGCTGCTGTGTTCATGTTCCTGGATCGAAGCTGCACTCACAAGAAGCTGAATGTCGCTCTAGGAGAGCTGGAGAAGCAGAAAACAGTAACTGCTGCTGCGGAGACTAGAGCTGATGATGCTATTGAGAGAGAGAAGGAGACAAAGATTCTCCATGATATTGAGATCAAAGAGCTCACTGGATCTATCAACGTGAAGAACAAGAAGATCAAAGAAAAAGACACAAAGATTGCGGATCTGGAAAAGGAAGAGGAGACATTGACGGATGCTCCTTCACTCATAGTTAATTTGAGAGCGCAGATAAAAGAATGGAAAGGAAAATTCACTTTATCACAGCAGCAAATAGCAGATCTCGGAGTTCCGTATGAAGTTGAAATCGATGGAAAGATGATCATGAAATATCCTCATGGATCTGTGACATTCAATCTCAATGAGAAGTATTTATCGCAGATCAGGATCACTGATCAGTGGATAGTGAAGTATGATGCGCAGCTCGCATTATCTGTAGAACGTGATCAAGCGCTGAAGCAATGTATGAAAGACATCAAAGGAATAAGATTCATGTCCAAGATCAAAACTGGAGGAATGATATTCGCTGGCACTTATGCAGGAGCTTACTTTCTTGGAGCTGATACTAGGATCTCGCTCATCTCTGCTGCTGTCACTACTGCAATATATCTCATTTTCTAAGATCGTCTTAGAGCGTGTTTAAGAGCTGATCGCAGTCCATCCTACTCTCAGGAGTAAGATCGCTGCAGGGACGCTCTCTCAGCTATAAATAAGATGTGTTTTAGCTTAGGGATGAGACTTTAGAACTTGACATCGAAGGAAATATTTTTTATTTTCTTTGGAGGAGGATAGAAAGATCGGAGACGTAACATTAAACTTTTCATTCTCGGAATTTAAAGTGAGCGCAGACTATCCTGAGCTCGCAAAAAAAATCATACTAACTCCTAAAGACAAAGCTAAGATCCTGTATCTATGTCTTCATTTTTTACAGCCACTGAGAGATGATACGGACAATAAGATTACTCCACTTTCAGGAAAGCGCAGCAAAGCTCTGAACACAGCAGTAGGAGGAGAGGAGTATTCTGATCATCTGTTCAGAGGATTCTACAGCAGCGCTGTGGACTTCTTTCCTCACGCTATAGGAGATCCTAACTCGGACTGGAATGTAGAGAGAATCATCGAATGGTTTAAAGCTAAAGGAGGATTCAAGCAGCTCATTTGGTATTCACAGAAAAACTTTTTTCATCTAGCTCCGTTCACACTAACTCCAAAAGAAAAGCAAATCTTATATTTCTGAAGGAGAAGATCATGCAAACGCTTCCATCGAATAGCACTATAATCTGGATTGCTGTGAGCATCCTAGTGGGTGTCGCTGGACTTATAGCAAGAGAGATCTTTCGTTCACTGCGCTATAGAAATTATCTTCATATTAATAACAATCAGCAGGAGGAAATAAAAGAAACTCTAAATACAATCAAAACTGAATCAGGAACTATAAGCAAAGATATTATCAGAACAGGAAGAGACGTGCTGAAGATTGTAGGAACGCTCAAAGGATTTGATGAGCGATGTAAAGCTCATCTCAAAACGCAAGAGAATATCAATGAAAAAATCGATGATAGTATAAAGACGATAAATGGAAGAGTCTTTGACTTAGCTAAGAAGAAGAAATCATGACTGAGAAAGTCAATCATGCAGAGATCCTTCACTTCATGAAGGAGACTCTGCAGCTCCAGAAGCGTGCTGAATATTCACTAGTGGACATATCTTCACTTCATCCTTTTCCTGGAAATCCATCCATCGAGGGTCCGATGTCGATAGACATGTTGAAAAGATCTATCAAAGGACAAGGATTCGTAGAAGACACGATCTGTTTCAGAGAAAAGAATGGAGAGCTTATGATCATCGCTGGACATAAGCGGACTAAAGCGATGCAACAGCTCGGAGCTACAAAGATTCCTATTAAGATCTATCCGTTTAAGTCTAAAAAGCACGCTGTCCTGTACTGCATTGCTTCTAATAGGATTGCTCAAATAGCAGAGACTGATTTTCCTAAGCTGAAAGACGCTCTGGAATTCTGCGATGACGGAGCTCACGATCTAGAAATGAGCGGAATTTCTGATCGAGAAATAAAGGACATGATTGATTATACTAATTACATGACTGAAGGAGTAGAGTTCATCAAGGAATCTGATCGCAGATCTGTGAACATAAAATGTGAATCGGATGATGAGATGCTCAAAGTAAAAGCAGTATTGAAAATCGATCATCAGAAATTAAACGTGATCAAAGCTAAGAAGTTTTTTGATCGTCTGAAGCAGATCTCAAAATCTAAGGAAACGATTAATGATTAAAGCAGTGATCATAGAACCTGAGCGCAGGAGGATCTCCAGCACTCCTTACTGGAGGATGGATCGCTATATAGAACTGCTCTTTTCAATTCCAGTCATCAATAAGCAATATTCAAAATACTGGAATGAGAAAATAGAGAAGATCTTCCTCTCCTATGCTGCTTTTTGGGGTGACTTCCAGGAGATACTCCAATTTCTGAAACGTCATCCAGAGTCTCAGATCCACTGGATCACAAATGAGTACAATCTCCGCTTGAATTCTGAGATCGTGAAGTACATACGCAGCTCAAAACGCAAGCTTTATATCCTGGCAAATTATCCAGAGCCTAAGTCCAGCAGAAAGCTCTGGAGCTCATTTCTCCAAGTGAATCTCAATGCGCTGATCTTTCAGAATCTAGATCCTGCTCCTGCTTCCTCCAGAGCGTATAATCTCCTCTACTATGGAATGTATAGAGAAGGAAGATCTAAATATTTCCGTAAATATTTGAACAAAGATTTCATAGTCTCCACGTCTCCTAAAAATATAATCACTTTCAAAGGATTAGGATGTAAGTGTAGATTCTGCAGACCGTTTCGATGGAGCAATAAAGGATCTGTATTCTCGCTTTTTCGTTTCTCGCTTTATATAGAAGACGAATATACTCATAAGCATTATAACTATCCAGCAAACAGATTTTATGAAGCTCTGTCCTATGGATTGATTCAGTTATTCGATGAGAGCTGTCTTCCTACTTTTGAGAAAGCTGGATACGATATCGCTCCTTTCATAGTACGGAATTCCAGGAGCTTGAATAAAGCGCTTGTCTATATATCTAAGAATTATGATCATTTTCTGCAGCAGCAGCTATCCTGGAGGAAGAAAGCTGCGCAGGAGAGAAAGGAGACTGTGTCTAAACTCAAGGAGATATTTCAATGAAGAAAAAACCACGTGGAAAGAGAGTAGGAGCTCCTTCCAGATACGATGAGAAGGATTTTCCTGGAGCTGTGGACGGAATTATAGAATCAATGGATCACAAGCAATTCTTTCACTGGTGCAGTATCGAGCATATAGCACAAGCATTAGGAATCCATCGAGATACTTTAAATCTGTGGAGAACTAAACATACAGCGTTTGAAGATGCGATGGAGCGATGGGAATTAAAAAGGAATACTCTATTTTATCTGTTTTGTAGAGTGTTACAACCTGGAGTGTGGATCTTTCTAGCTAAGAACTGGTTAGGGATGCGTGATCAGCAGTTCATAGAAGCGAAGTCCACAGAGACTATAAAGTTTGTCTCCAAATTTCCTGTCCTGAAAGGAAAACCAAAAGCTAAAGATGCAGTCCACGATCCTCCTGTTCCTGAAAAGAGTTTTGAAGTTCCTCCAAAGGAGAAAAGTGAAGACAATCCAAATTAAATGTCCTTCCTGCAGCAGGAAAGTGAGCGCTGTCCAGTATCCAGGGATTAAGATAATTCAAGGATTTTGCTCAGACTGTGAAAAGCAGTTCACTTTTAAATTAAGAAAAGGATGCGGAGTTCCTATGTTAATGGAAAAGGAGGATTCATGAGAACAGTCTGGATCTTGACTGAAGAAGAGAAATCGAGATTCGCTGCGCATATCAAAGTGATAGCTGCTACTGGAGTAGCGATGAAGGATCTAGCTGCAGCTTGTTATAAAACATGTGAAGCGATGAATATGTTTAAAGATTGTATTCCTATTCTTAAAAAGAATAGGAATACAATCTTTAAGAACGGAAAATGATGGAGCACAAGATCTTGTACTGTTAATACAGGATCTTGTACAGCTCGGAGCTCCTCACATACTATATATAGTGGAGGATTCATGATCATAAATCCATTTGGATTCTTAGGAAAATTCTTGAGACAATCGGAGCAGATTCCTAACAAGGAAAAGTCCAAGAAGCAGATCCAAAGCATGAAAAAGGATCTAAATAGGAAGACTCACACTCAATTAAAGGAAGGAAGAAAGAGAAGTGAGCATATTTCCGCTTTCCATCATCAGAATAGATAATGAGACAAGAAGAAAGAACAATAAGCAGCGCTGATCCTACTCCTAGACAGATCGAAGCTTCGCTCTCTCTAGCGAGATACGTGTTATACGGAGGAGCAATGGGAGGAGCTAAGACAGCGTGGTTGTGCAACTGCGGAATCGCTCTTTCAGTAGGAATTCCAGGAAATAGAGGATACATGGCTCGTCATGAGCTCCATGAATTTAAGCTCAGTACGCTCTTAGAGCTTGAAAAATGGTTAGATCCTGCATTATTGCTTCCTGGTAACAAAGGACATAATAAAAGTGATCGTGTTTTTAAGTTCAAGAACGGATCTGAGATCTTCTATGGAGGATTAGGAGACGATGAGCGAGCTATAGAGAGACTGAAATCGATGGAACTGGGATGGTTCGCTATAGATCAAGTAGAAGAGACTACTGAGAAGCATTTTTTGATGCTTTGCACTAGACTGCGTCTCAATATTCCAGGAATAGTGTTTAAAGGACTCTGCACTGCTAATCCTGCTGCGAACTGGATTAAGCATCGATGGATAGATCCTTCTCCTCCACTGATGAATCATGATTTCATTCAAGCTCTAATAGGAGATAATCCTCACAATCCTGAAGACTATGAAGAGAGGATGCGTGAGATCTTGCCTGCGGATCTAGTTCAAGCATGGATAGATGGAGACTGGAATATCGTAGCAGAGTGCAACGTCCTCTTTCCTTATGCAAGAGTCACGCTGGCAATGAATCGAGAATTGAGAGCTGAATCTCAAGTGACGGATATAGGAGTGGACGTTGCTAGAGAAGGAGATGATGAGACTGTCATTGTTACAAAGCAGAAAGCATTGTCTAAACTTTCAACCGGAGAAGTGCAAGGAGCGAAGTTCCGTATAATGAAAACTATAATCGGACAGGATACGATGCTCACTGCAGATGACACTATGGAGCTGATGCAGATCCACAAGCGAGCAAATGTCAAAATCGATACTATAGGATATGGAGCTGGAGTCTATGACAGGATCAAGCAGCAGCTTAAATCGTTGAGATCCAAAGGATTTACAGGATTGCTTCTCGAATATAAAGGATCTAATAAAGCGCAAGATCCTGGACGCTATCGGAATCGGAGAGCAGAGGACATGTTCCTCTTTAGCAAGAAGCTTCCTTATGTGGATATCCCCCAGGATCAGAAACTGAGAAATGAGATGTCTATTAGATATCGACTATTGAGCGCAGATGGACTCTTTAGAATAGAGAGCAAAGAGGAGTTCAAGAAGAGAATGAAGATGAGTACAGACAGACTGGACGCTATTGTTATAGCGGACGCAGCTTGCAAAGAGAAAAGAAGAGGAAGAGTGTTTAAATCATGGTAATAATCAAAGCAGATAGTACTAAAGAGCTTCCTTTAAAATCAAATTCTATAGATGCTATAGTGACTGATCCTCCTTATGGATTAGAATTCATGGGAAAGGAATGGGATAAACTATGGGATAAAAGAGAATTTGGAATAGATGAATATAGTAAAAAATCCTACACTTGTTCTGATGGTTCAACTAGAAAGAGCAATCCTGTCTCAAGGAAATTATCCAATCCTAATTATAAAGCAGGAATTGAAGCGCAGCTCTGGCACACATACTGGCTCTCAGAAGCATATCGAGTACTAAAACCAGGAGGATCGATGCTCACAATGGGAGGAGCTCGCACTTTTCATCGTTTAGCGTGCGCTTTAGAAGATAGCGGATTCATAATCAAGGATACACTGATGTGGATTTATGGCAGTGGATTTCCTAAAGCTCAGGAAGTTTCTGTGCTTGTGGATGCTAAAATTTTAGGAATAAGCACAAAGGAAGTTAAGAAGAGAAGAGAAAATGTGACTATTCCTCTCACTCCAGAAGGAGAATACTGGAATGGATTCAAAGTAGGAGGAGTAAAACCAGCATACGAACCGATAGTCTGGGCTGTAAAACCTCCAGAAGGAGCGTATGTAGATAATGTTCTGAAATATGGAATAGGAGCTGTGAACGTGGATGAGAGCAGAGCTTCTCCAGATATGCAAGATTATAAAAGTAAGCAGCATAATAAAGGACGCTTTCCTGCAAATATCATGCTCAGTCATCATCCAGAATGTCAACAGATAGGAGTGAAGAGAGTGAGAGGAGCTTGGAGTAATAAAGGAATTACTAAGAATAAACGTATATTCAATGCGGATTTAGGTCAAAATATGCCAGCAAACAAAGACAAATATTATGATTCCAAAGGATATGAAACAGTGGAGTCCTGGAACTGTCATCCTGACTGTGCTGTGAGGATACTGGATGAGCAGAGTGGGGAATTGAAGAGTGGTGCAAGAAAGGGTGGAGAAGATTTTAAATTAGGACGATATAAAGATCAAAAAGGACATTGGGGAATTAAAAAAGGTGGCACTTGTGAGTCAAGCTCAGGAGGAGCTTCACGCTTTTTCTACTGTGCTAAAGCTTCGAGGAGAGAGAGGAATGTTGGACTGGAGCTTATGAAAGATAAAATGTTCGGACAATCAGGAGGAGCGCAAGTCGCACTTCGTAAAGGACAGTCTAAATACAAACAGGAACACATTGGACTCAATAGAATCAAAAAAGTTAAAAATGATCATCCTACAGTCAAGCCGATAGCACTGTTTCAATATCTGATAAAACTAGTGACTAGAAAAGGACAAATCGTCTTTGATCCTTTTGTAGGATCAGGAACAACAGTCATAGCTGCGCTGCTCAGTGAAAGGAAGTCTATCGCTATAGATAATAATTCTCAATATCTAAAGATAGCAAAAGCGAGAATAGAATACTGGAGTAAGCTTCCTTCACAGATGGAGCTTATATGAGAATACTGTCATACGGAGCAGGAGTGAATTCCACAGCACTCATCGCTCTAGCTAGATTAGGAAGGATTCCTCCATTCGATGAGATCGTATTCTCGGACACTGGAGCGGAGTATCCTTATACATATCAATATATGCACTACTTAGAGTCATTAGGAATCAGGATCACTTATCTAGAAGGAGGAGTGAATCACATGACTCTAATTGAGCGTTGTCAAAAGCATAAAGTCATTCCTTCAATGATGAATCGCTGGTGTACTGAAAAGTGGAAAATCCGTCCTATTTCGTATTATGCGAAGTCTCTAGATCCTGGATGCGAGACTGTAATAGGAATAGATGCAGGAGAAGCTCATCGTGTCTCCAGGAAGTACATAAGGAACAAATATCCATTAGTAGATCTAGGAATAGATCGCAATGGATGTCGTAAAGTGATAAAGGAAGCTGGACTCGGACTTCCTATGAAGAGCGGATGCTATATCTGTCCTTTTCAGTCCAAGAGAAACTGGATAGATCTTAAAAAGCTGTATCCTGAGCTGTGGACTGTAGCAGTCGAGTTAGAGAAGGAATGTATCATCGATAAAGAGAAATATACTTACAGGAGAGGAACAACGATTGAAGACTTCGTAGGAGATCTAGATAAGCAGCAGGATTTGGACTTTGACTTTGAGCTGGATCAGTCCTGCTATTGCATGTTTCAATGATTTATAGATATAGCTGGAGCAATAATGAAAAGAGAGTGACTCTGTTTATGAGGAAGTGTCGAGTCTTAGCTTATGGACGGAGGAACTCCGCTCTAGTGAAATTTAATAATGGACAAAGAGAGATAGTATCTCGCTTTGCTCTAAGGAGGATTCATGGAATTAGACATCACAATAACTAAGACTAGAACTGGAGAGCAGGACTATATCCAGATCATGAGCGATGATCAGCTCTCAGTGAACATCTGCTTAGTAGCTGATAAGATCCGAGTTTCAGATCATCGTGTGGATCAAGAGAAGGAGCGATGATTGAGCTCAGATCCAAGTGTCATGGAGCAGGACTCGAAGTCCGTAAAGGAAATATTCCTGGATTAGAAACGTATTACGCATGTCTGGAATGTGGATGTATGTGTGAGATCTCAATCGTGAATGATGACTGGGATCTAGATGAGGAAGGAAGAGCGCTGTTTGCGTGGAGCGCAAGTCCTCATACTATAGGAGAGTGCGTGTCTTATATCCAGGATTTAATCCGTAAATTAACAGGAGGATAAATTATGAGTAATGTCGAATTAAGAGACAAAGTGAGAGACGTAGTTTCAGGATTGATAGGAATCGCAGTCTCGGAGATCACGTACATGAATGGATGTCATCAGTTCGGAATCCAGTCTAAATACGAAAGTGGGAAAATGCCGAGCACAGAGTATATTGATGTAGGACAATTAGTCATTGTGAAGAAGCAAGCTGCTGTCATAACTGAAGAAGAAGATCCAGGAGGAGCTCAGTCCTATGCTCCTGGAAAGAAATGAGCAGGAAGAAGAAAGATAGGATCATCAGGAGTCAATGCTGTGGAGTGGAGATTCGATGGAAGAACGCACAAGGAGTAGAACAGACTCTCAGGAAGTCAATGCTGGCTTACGTCCTTGAATGTTATTATATCTGCAGTGGATGTAGGATGTGTCCATGTGAGATAGAGGGTGAAGTACTGAGAGCTATGAGGAAGAAAGCAGGAGGATAAAGGATGCGAGAATCCACACTAGGAGGAAGATTTCCTCCATTCAAGAAGATGATTTCTGCTATGGACTTCCAGAAAGATCTCCAGATGCTAAAGGATCTAGGACTGTATAAGACAAAGGAAGCTGAAGCTGGAACTGGAGTCGTGATCCTACTTGACGCTTTCCTTCCTAAAGGAACAGCGCTACTCATCTCGGAGGATGAGAAGATAGTAGCTGTGATCCAGGATCAGAAAGTGACGGAGATCAAATGAGGAGTCAATGCTGTGGAGTTAGAATTCGCAGATCCAGCGTAGGATTAATCCTAGTGAATGGAAGCTATGAGAGAAGAGGAGTGTGTAGATTCTGTTATAGCTTATGTGAGATAGAAGACAGTAGTAAAATTTTTCACGCAGCGCTTCAGCTCCTAAAATATATATATAAAGGAATGATCATAGTAATAGCTATAGTAATCCTGCTTCCTACTCTTCTTCTAGTACTAATGTGTACACATGTAATAAGGATAGAGCATAAGATCACTCTGCTTCCTCTCTTGAGATCATACATGAGGACTCATGATCTAAGTATAGAGGATAGGATAAGATGAAGTTTGATTCTGTCTTTCTTTCTCCTGATCTGAAAGATGCTATGGATCACTACTCTCAAATGCAAGTTATCCTGAATTATCTCTCCTCTGCTTTTGGAGTCAAGATCCAAGTGAATGAGTTTCTTCCTCTAGACTCTGCTGTGTTTGTGAATCATATAGGAGACGTAGTTGGAATCTACTCTGATGGAAAGCTTGTCGAGTTACCCCTAGATTCTGCAATAAACTACCTCGCAAGATCTCCGCTTGCAGTAAAAAAAAAGCCTCTGTTGGAATAGTGGATGAGTAAGTGGATATCTAAGGAAGAGAAGAGGAGAATTAAGAAGAGAGTTAAGGAGATGAGAGATAAAGATAAGCTGATCTTCAGGATCATCGCTGAAAGAATAGGGATTAAAGAAGGATTAGCTAGAGCTGCGTATTATGACTGGAAGTGACTGTGTCGCATAACGAATATTATGTAAACTAACAGAGTGAGCTAAGTGTATATAGGCTATAGAGTTAGCTAAATGAGCATAGAAATACAGTACAAAACGCTAAGAAAACAGCTTAAATTGACTCAATTAGAGCTCTCTGCTGCAATTGGAGAGAAGGAGTCAAGGATCTGGCTACTGGAGAACGGATTCAATGATCATGTGGACTCTGAAGCTGTGGAAAGGATAGATAAGAAGCTCCAGGATCTCTGTGAAAAGAAAGAGCTCGATGAGCTGTGAACTTAGGGGTCATGTTGTTCAGTGGTTGTACTTTCGCTGGCTGTGTCATAGAGAGGAACATTGGGTCTAAATATAAAAAGGACTCTTAGCAACCTATGAATAAGCAGATGAAGAGAGAAGATCGAGAAATGAGTGAGGAAGGAAGGAAGAGAGTTTATGAGTTTTACTTCAAAGCATATTATTTAATGTATGGAAGAAAGAAGATAGAGGAGATGGCAGAGGAAGCTATATCAAAAATGAAATGGTATGAGAGATTCTAGTGAATGAATTTTCTCCTTCTACACTTAGGACAAAGCGAGTCTCCTGTTGGAACTGCAGGAGAATAGTTATAGTTCCATTAGCTATAGATCCTGAGACTATGATGAATGACAATCCTTCATATATTATTCCTTATGGTATGAAGTGTCCTGGATGTGGGGATGAGATATATAAATATAAATGTAGAGATGAGAGTAACTTTGTTCATTAATAAAATGAATTTGAAATTGGAAATTAAGAATGAAAATCAAATCGCCTAAATTTTTTTTTAAAAATAAAAAAAGGAGTACGGACAGTGAAAAGTGAAATCGATCTTGCGCAGGCAAAATTTTATCAAGGAAGGAAGAAAGGAATGAGCGTTAAGTATGCAGTTGAAACATTGAGACAAAAGATTCTCAAGCACAGGACAGCGATGAGGAAGAGTCTTTATTCAAAATATTACAAGGAGCGCTTAGTAAATCAGATTTCAGAATTGGAATCAGCTATCGAAATTTTAAATTGCGCTCAAAAAAAAATCGGATCAGGAAGTGGAGGATGATTAAACTAACCATCATCATGAAGCGGAGAAACGGACGGATTGAGGAATTTGAAAAATTAAATTGCGCTGCGGAAAAATTAATAAAGGAGATTCTGGATCTAATGATGGATATTCCTGATTCTCTGATTCAAAGGATGAGGAAAGCAGGAATCAGAGGAGGAGTAGCAGGAGCTCGCTTGCGCAAAATAATAAGGAGGAGGATATGTTTGAAAAAATAAAAGAGCTTTGCAGATTAGATCCTTCGCTGATAGTTGGAGCAGTGCTCGCTGCAGGAGCGTGGATCACAATTGGATTGCTCCATCTGAGAGATCATCTTGCGGATAGGAAGCGCTGGAGAGGATGATGTCTGTTTTAAAATTAATTTATAAAATTCCTAATCCAAAAAATTTCGATTTCTACGCTTTGGAAACTCAGAGTGAGATCCGAGCAGTGCTGTATAGCTGCGGATGCGTTTATATCTCGAAAAAATTGAGAGCTGCTGTGCTCTTTCCTCAGAGATGCGGAGCTCATGATCGATGGATCGTAGGATTCTGGACTCATCTCTCTCTCACTAAGAAAAATCTAAAAGTGAAGAAATACGTTTTACATGGAGAGAAGGAGTAAAGGAGGATCTATGGAATTCATCAAAGAAGAGATAAGCACGTGGAGCTTATCTGACTGCGTGGATTTTTTAAGAGAAAAGAACTGTAAGAATTATCTATATCTTCTACACAATAAAACTCCACTCGAAGCTTGTCGAAAAGCTGTAGAAGTTGTGATGGAGGAGAAGCGATGAAGGAAAATATATTTAGAGTTTATTGCGAGTTTGAATTTGAAGGAGAGATAAAAAAATGTATGGAGAGTCCTGCTTCCTGGTTTATGATCACACAGACTGGAAAATTATGGACTTATGATCCAGGAGAGATTCCACGTCCGATAGAAAAAGAATATAAAGTAGCTATTCCTCTTTTTTATTCAGGATTCAAGGACATAGACAAAGTCGAGATCTATGAAGCAGATATCATACAAGGATTTCAAGATCGAAAAGGATTAATAGAATTCAGCGATGGTACTTTTCGAGTAATATTTTTTGATAAAGAAATGAAAGCACTAGCGGACTTTGATAAAGTTCCTCATATTTCTACAGCTCTAGGAACACTGATGAATGGTATGCAAGGAAAGTACGTAAGAGTCATCGGAAACAAGTATATGAATAAAGATCTCCTGGAGGAGTCATGACTGAAACTAGAGCTCGCAGCGCATCGAAGTCTATAATCTGGAGGATCTGCGGAGTTCTGATTCTAGCTGCTGTCACTTTTATTTACACTCGAAAATGGATACAGACTGGAGTGATCACACTCCTCCATCATTTTATTTTTCTTTTTGTTTTTTATTATCATGAAAGACTGTGGATGAAAGTCGAGCGCTTCCTGGATCTGAGATTGAGATCTCTATGTAAAATGTTCACGTATGAGACGCTGTGCGGAAATATCGTATTAGGATCGATCACGTATTTAGTCACTGGAAGCTGGAAGCAGATGACAGCGATCACTCTCACTTACATAGGAATCAAACACGTAGCTTATGTCTTCAATGAGTATATTTGGGATAAGATTAAAATAGGAAAGGAGATCCTGATCATAGCTGGAGTCCTCATTTTGTGCGGACAGAGCTCTGCGGATTACTGGAATACTAGTGCTGTGAAATTCAGGAATCTTGGAGCAGACGTGGAGCTGCGGATGGACAAGGATCTATATTACAAGCATATTCATTTTGACTGGAATTTGAAATTGAGCTCCAACTTTATGCTAACTCTCAGTGAGAGAGAGTCTCACATTAAAAAACAAGAATGGAAAGTGGAGCATAAACCGATGTTGAATCTCACTTACGAAAATGGAATTTTTAAGAATAGATCCAGGATCACATTAAGGATAAAAGAGGATCAGGATATCTGGAGATTCAGAAATAAGATAACAGTGACTCCAGCGTTTTATTTCATAGCGTATGAATTATTCTTTGAGAGAGGACGCTGGATCAGGAACAGATATTATCTCGGAGCTCATCTAAGCTCTAATATAAGCGTTTTTGTCTTAAGACAGGATACTGGAGCTGAAACTCTCTGGATAATTGGATCTAAGCTCATAGGGAGGACAAAATGATCATAGTCTATGCTTATGTCTGCGGAGATATCGTACATAAAGGACATATAGAGCACTTAAGGAACTCTAAAGCACTAGGACACAAGCTCATCGTAGGAGTCTTGACGGATGAAGCTGTGATGGAGAAGAAGGAAAAACCAGCGATAGCTTTTGATGAGCGCTTTGATATGATTCGAGCTCTAGGATTTGTAGATGGAGTAGTCGCTCAAAACACATATTCTCCGCTTCCAAATGTCTCGAATTTACATCCTGATATATTAGTGGAGAGCGTGAGTCATGATCACGTGAGAGATCCTGATTTCATAAAGAAATTAGGAAAGATCAGGATGGTGATTTTTCCTTATTATCCTAATCACAGTTCCTCAGAAATTAAAAAAAGGATAAAAGAAAAATGACTAAAGTAATCAAACAATCAGACAAATATTCATGTGTAGCGTGTGTCGCTTGCATGGCAACTGGAACTCGATTAGTGGATTTCCAGCGCTTTTTTTATTTCAAGGGACCCCCATATTCAGATCGAGATCTCTATCGCTATTTATTGAGTAAAGGATACACAGTAGGAGTAGGATTCAAGAATATTGATGGAGGACAATTCAAGTTAGGAATTACTCTGAAAATCGGATTTTTACTATCGGACTTTCCTGCTTATGTCATTGTCAAGAGTATGCGCTTTCCTGGAAAGGAACATGTAGTGTACTGGAATGGATTTGAGATCTTAGATTCTAATCCTGATGTGAAAACTGCTGGACTTCCATTATCGGATTATGACATCGTAGCATGGTTTCCGATTTCAAAATTCTCGGATTCTGGAGAACTCAAGAAATGAATTTTGAAAAATTTGAGGAGATATGGAGAGCGAGTCCTTGTGGACAGTGGAAGGAAGAATGGAAACTGTTTCTCGAATTTTGCGAAGCTTATTTCCGTAATAGGAAGATCCTGAATCCTATAGTAGTGGAGCTCGGAACTTATAAAAATACTCAGAGATTTTACTATAAGGAATTCTTAGGAGCTCGACACATAGGAATAGATGGATCTACTTATCACAGTCCTCCTGATATTCTAGGAAGGACTCATGATCCTCAAACAAAAGAGAAGCTGCTCAAGCTTCTGGACGGAAAGGAAATCAATCTTTTATTCATCGATGCTGATCATAGTTACGAAGCAGTAAAAAAGGACTATGAGATCTATGCTCCGATGACTCGGAATATAATAGCGCTGCATGATATAGTTACTCCCTGGTGCGGAGTTAAGGACTTCTGGAGCGAGCTTTTACCAAGTAAGGAATACACTAAATCTCTATTCTATAATTGGTGTCCTAGAAAAAATAAAGACCATTATTCTATTCAGTACGGAATAGGAATAGTGATAAAAGAATGATCTCTATACTGAGTGTAAACTGGAATTCTAAGGACTGGATGAGACTTCTAGTTAAGTCTATAAGGAAGTTCACACGTGAAGCGTATGAGATCGTGATCGTGGACAACGGATCTGAGGATGGATCAGTCGATTATCTCAAGGAGCATAGAGAGATCAAAGGAATAATGCTGAATCATAATATCGGACATGGAGCAGGATTAGATCTAGCGCTGAAAAATGCTTCTCAGGAATACTGTTTAGTGCTGGACATCGATGCTCATGTGCAGCGTGTGGACTGGGATCGAGATCTCATCTCGCTTTATAATTCTGAATCTAAGACACGATTGCTCGCTGCTAGTCAAGAAATTAAATACATCAATCCTTGTTTCATGTTTTTTAAGCGAGAATATTTCCTGGAGCGTGGATTGAGTTTTGTAGCGATGGATGGATACGATGTAGGACGTAAGATCTATCATGATCTAATTAGAGCTGGATGCGAAGTCCAGA